TAGGTTCACCAACTCCCCGTTGATGTCATTGTATATTTCTCTCTTGTGCGGGTCTTTGCCAAATAGTACCCAGCCCGCTCCGCCGAATACTTCCACATACTTTTCCACACCTTCCACAGGAAACCGCTGGATGATCTCCTTTCGCAGCTGCTTCTTGCCGCCTACCCATGAAATGAAACTATCCATGATATCACTCCCTTCTCTTTCATTATCCCATAGCAGCAGTATCAAATAGTATCATAATCCCAAGAAATCTTATTTGTACGTTAAGAATAAGTAGGTTTTTCTCATAAATAGATCCATAAAATGGCTATGCTCCAAACTTCCTCCAGCTTTTTAAATTTTTTACAAAGATAAACTATCTAAAATCTACCAAAAAAACACATAATAATTTTCCATTTCATCTTAACATAACATGGTTGATATTCTATAAAACCTAGTATAAAATTTAATTATGTTATCGGGGATTTTACAAATAATTGTTAAAAATGTAGAGGGGGTATTCATATGGCTTTAAATGTTTGCTTTTTTTTAGGCATTTTTTTAATGTTTATAGGTGAAATACTAAAAAAAAATGGTTTTCTCTTCTTTGGGGTTATATGTGTAACATTTTCCTCATTTTCTCTAATACCAGTTGAAGATTTTCTGTCCAATAAAATCTTTCCGAAAATTTTTATCTATGAAGAAAATGATTCTAACAAAGATTCATCCGAAAATGACAGCAGCATTAATTCAGATGATTTTCCATCCGAAGAAGATACAACAACTGAAGATATCTCATCTGTTTCTTTAAATACAATTAAGAATATAACCGGCAGCACTACAATCAAAGGAAGCATTCGAGAAGAGAATCAGAAAGACAAATATAAATTTGCCACTTCTCTTAGTGGAACTTATCGATTTGATACAGACTTAAGCACTGGAGGAAAAGTTTTGGTTCGTATCAGCGGAGAAACTGGTTCTTCTATAAAGTATAACACCAATTCCCTTACTGCTGATCTAGAAGCAGGGAAAACTTATATCCTTAGTATTGAGTATAAAGATTCTCCATGTAATTATACTGTATTTTTAGAATCTCCATGTGATGAATTTTAATGGTTAGTCAATATTGTTTTTTAGAAAGGCGGGGCTTTCGCCCCGCCTTTCTCATTTCTTTACCACCGGCACCCTGCCTTTATTACTGATCTCCAGTCCGACCGCTGCACAAAATTCCCTGATATCAGGATATACCCTGCCGTTCTTGCGGATCAGATTCATTGTTACCTCTTTGCCGAAGATTTCGATCTTATCCTTTTCAACCACTTCCAGCACCTCCTCATCAAACTTTGTCAATCCATACTTTTCGATCAGGCTCACCAGCTTGTCCGTATATTTCACATCCGTCGCCCAACCATCGGCCTTAATCAGCCTGCAAGCCTCCTGATAGTCTGTCACGCCCTTCAAATTCAGATATCTGGGGTACTGCAAAAACACATAATACCCTCTGATCCCCGCCTGTACATCGGGATACGCCCGAAAGGCTGCGTTAATCGTGAAGGGCTTGCCTGCCGGTGTCTGCTCCTGAGTCTGGGCGTTATATGTAGCTCCTTTCCAACCGCTGCCTGCCTTCATACCGAAATAATTATGCGCCCGCTGGGACAGCCCCGACTTGCCCCAGTTGCTTTCCAGAATGGCCTGGGCAATGGTCAGGGAAGGCAGTATCTTGAACCGCTCATACTCCGCCACAGCCGCCTTGCCGATCATTTCAATAAATTCCTTATTCGTCATCTGTCGTGTCCTCCTTCCCCTTCTGGTACTGGGTGCCGAAATAGAACGCCACCACCACGGAGAAGATCGTCAAAAACTGTTCCCCGCTAATGCGCTCCGCCACAGCCAGATAAGAAAAAACGACCGTCAGGATGATAGTCACAATGCTCTTTACCGTCAACAAATTTTGAATCGTGATCTTATAATTTTCCTTCATTTTCCCTCAATCCTTTCTGAAATTCCTGTTTTTCCGATGCTTCCGCAGCCTTCCGCTGCTTTCTCTCCTCCGCCCGCCGCTGCCGTTCCTCTCGGCGGCGATCCTCCGCTTCGTTGTTCCGGTCGAATATCTTCATCACACCGCATATCCCCAGCTCCGTGCCGAATACTGCCAGCGCACTGGAAATGATAGCGGAGGCATCCTTATCGAACCAGAGGAACACAAACCCCGCCACCACCACCGCCACGCAAAACAGCAGGGAATAGACCACGATGGAGGTCATGGTATCCTCGTTGATCTTTGGCGGAAAGCGCAGGCGTTTGCGGGTTTCTTTCTTTGTCACGCCTTCACTTCCCATCCAGATCATGAAGCCGCAGGGCATGTTCCTCCAGCTTCTTGTCCTGCACCTCGTTGTGATCCCAGAGCCGCTTATGGGCTTCGGTTTTCTTTTCGTTCATTTCCTTGATCTCCTCCCCCACTTCCTTCATCTGTTCCGTCAGCAGCGTCACAGCATTTGTCAGGGGAAGGATGGTTTTGACCACTGTCACAATAAACCCGAACAGTGCCACAATCCCTAAAAAGATTTCCCATGTCATAGCCTTTCCTCCCTTCTCCTTATTTCGTTCCTTCCGCCTCGGCTGCCTGCGTGGTGGTGACCCTATGGGGATTTCCATGGTCCGCCAGATGCGCCTGCAATGCCGCCATCACTGCCGACGCATTCACCACTGCCGCCGATGCCAGCGATCCGCTCCGCACGCCGCTGGTGACTGACGCTGCCAGTGTCGGCATGAAGTCCCCCAGTTCCACCTCGTCGTATTGCTCCAACAGGCAGTCCCATTGATAGGCTATCACCCTCGCTCTCTTAGAAAATCCCATCTTCTGGTTGATAACCGTCACGATATCCCCCAGCCGCACTTCCTCCAGCAGGGCAAACTCTTTGTATTCCGCCGTTTTCGCCAGGGGAACGAAATCCACCTTGATATTCACCAAGGGCAGGTCTGCGCCGCCTGCAAACAAAGCCTGCGCTTCCTCCTGCAGCTCGGCAAGGGTCTTGTTATCGTCCTCCAACACATAGATTTTCGGGTAGAGATATGCCCCCATTCGGGGGCTATCCACGGCGGCTGATCCATTTTTCCCGCAGCATAGGATGCGGGTCTTTACGTCGCTTTCGTCCTCCGTCACCTCCAACCCGATCAGGTTCTTCCCGTAACGAATGGCAACGTCCCTGTCCTGCCCCATGGCAGTTTTCAGAGAAACATGGAACCCATCCCGCAGCAGCTCTCCGCCGAAGCCCTGCACAAAGCTGGTGGTATCGTCCTCCTCGGAAAGCAACGCCTGTATGGGGTTCCGCCTGTCCGTTTCCAGCGTGCCTGTGCCGCTGATGTCCGTATCAAAGGAAAAGGGCATGGCGTAGGCAAAGGCCCTCTGCATCGCCGTCAACGCCCCCGCCGCCGGGCCTGTGTAACTGATGGGCTCACAGAGGTTGTCCAGCAGGTCATAGAAGATGTGACGGGCGTTCACCCGTATACCCTCCATGGTGGGCTTGATGCTGTAGATGCGGAAAGGCTGGTTCCCGCCTGGGGTGGATGCATAAAGGATGCACCCCCGCTCGATCCGCTGCCATTTGCCCTCGGCATCATAGGGATGCGCCATCTCCAATTCATACACCCCGTTCAATTCCTCCGTCACAACACAAGAGGCCGGAAGCAATGCTCCCAGCCCCAAGGTATCAAAGGTTTTCGCTGTTTTTTCATGTATGGTAATCACGTTATCACCCCATCAGTGCCATCAGCTCATTGTACTGCTCCTCCGTGATGCGGTTGTTAAGCAGAAAAATATCCATTTTAGACATCATGGATTCTTTGTCGTAAGTACCATTTTCAATCAGTTTTTTCAGTCTTGCGTATGTCATCATAAATCATCCTTTCTTAAATACCCATATCTGCTAAGCATACAAGATATTCTGTGTTGATTGCCGTTTCAAGAATTGCCTGTTCCTGTTCTGTGAGCGGTAATTCCGGAATTGATTCACCCTCAACCCATACAAAAGAACCTTCGATAAAATACAAATCACAGTTACCTTCTGGTTTTTCTGGAATACTATAAACTTTTGTGTCGATTGTTACACCTTCAATGTATGTGTTCCCAAATGATTTTACTCTATTATTTTCGTCAATCTGAACATACCTGTGCTTAAAAACCATTCAAGCACCTCCCTTAATAGAATTCAATTACAGTGTATGCCAATGTCGCTTCACAACCATAATTAGCTCTGGTGGCTTTGAGTGTTGTACCATCTATCAACTCAACATACGCAAATGGAAAACCCATAACAGACCTGACGTTTGTAGTGCTATAGCTAAATATCCCACTTACACCATTATTCAGAACAATAGATTTTTTAACGTCTACCCCACTTATTGCTGCTGTTGTGGTTAATCCACTTGTGGACAAAACAATTACACCACTTTGGATGCTTTTGATTACACCGATGGTATTTAATCTCCCAAACAAAGTATTTGAACCACTGTCACCTGATGTGCCGATCCGATCCAGCACCCCCTGCACCGCCGCATTGGCCAGTGCTTCTCGGATCAGTGTTGTCAAATCCCCCTTCATATACGCCACAAGGAACTCCCACGCCTGCCACATGGTAGACAGATCATACTGTGCCGCCACGCCATCAGGGGTGCCGATATTCTGCACCATTTCTGTCATCAGGTCATAGGCCTTATAGAGATTCTGGAACAGCACCACCAACGCCCCGTATTCATTGGAGGATTCGATACTGCCCGTTGTCCGCAGGCTTTCTGTCACGGAAATATCAAAAATCTGGGTGGACAAAATTTCCTCATTATTCTTCCAAATGGAAATCTGGGTATGCAGCACGCCGACCCTCGCCAACGCCTGTGTTGTCAATAGGAACTGGCACCGTCCGTTTGCCGCTTCCGTGATCTCCCCATTGTTCCAAATCTCCGTATTGTCCGGCTTTCTCATGTAAATGCGCACCTCGTGCCCCGTCAGGTCGATGGGTACGCCGCCGTCATATAAATACACATCCAGATAGCGGCTGTTGCTGTCCGCCTGCACCTCCGTGATGATATCCGTCGGCTTGGTATTCACATCGATCCGCATCCGATTAT